GGGGGAGCGGACAATGGCCCGGTTTCACCCCAAGCCCTTTTTGCCCCCCCCCAGCCGCATCGCATGCGTCAATCAGCTCGTCGAGCTTCGTCAGCGACAAAGCGCCGCCGGCGCTGATGGCCTGGCTTGAGCCAATCGGAACGCGCTTCTTGAGGCCATCAAACTCGCGAGGATTGAGGGTTTCATCGCCATTGATGAACTTGTCCTCAAAGGTCATCCGCATGGACTGAATGCCCATGGTGACCTGCTTGGCGATCTCTCCTTCGCCTTGGGTGTTGACGATTGACGTGTCCACGTCAATGTCGCCGCCAATCATTTTCCAGGCTTCAAACTGGGGATTGATCACCCCGTAGCCGCTTGGAAGTGATTCGTTGACGCCACGGAATGCGACCGATGGAAGCTCGGCGGTCTGGTTGTACTGGACTCCTCCGTTCTCCACATCCTCAAAGGGGATGATGCCGAGGAGTTCGCCTTGTGAAAGCTCATTGATGAGAGCGCGGCGGAGCGGGTCTACTTCGCTCTTCCGCGCCTCCAGGAAAGTGAGGCCCATGAATACCGGATGCAGGTTGGATGAACGGCGTCACGCCGGGGCGTGGGGCATCCCGCCTCCACGCCCTCAAACTGCCCAGCGCCTTTAAGCCGTTTTCCTGGCGTTGCGCAGCCCGATCTGAAGCAGCTGGCTTGTCTTGAGTCCGTCGAGCTGTTCAGCCGTTGTCACCCGGCCGTCACGCCCCGCGCGTACACCGGACCCGCTACCGAAGCGAGGCTTGAAGGACACGCCGTGCACGGGATCGTCACGAAGCTTCTGGAACAGATCAGCGGGCGTGATGCGCTTCCCGGTCTCGCTGTCGATCTGCGGATTACCCGATGCATCGATCAGGTGAATCCCCCGCTCGTCCTCCGCAAACTGGCCGCCAAAGACCTGCCAGATGTAGTCAAAGGGAGTGCTGCCATCAATGCTGCTGGCCTCCGATCGGCCTTCATTGGCGAGGTAGATCCGCTCTGTCTTGACCTTGAGCGCAGCCCGTTCGGCGTCTCGTGTCTTGGCTTCCAGGTCCGCCGTGCGCTTAGCGAGGATTGCCTCGTGCTTTGTTTCAGCCTCCCGAACCCTGGCATTTGCCAGCTGCTCTGCTGCGTCCGCTCGATCCTGCGCTTCCTGCACCCTCTGCCTGGCTTCCTCCAGGAGCTTGGGGTTCTTGTCTCCAACCTCCGCAAGCTCCCGCCTGAGTCGCCTGAGTTCGGCTGCCTCCGCGCGTCGTTGCTCGCGTTCGGAAGTCAGCGCCTTGCGCAATCCGGCCAGGTCATCGGTGCCGGTATCGTTGGACCCGCCAGAGGCTGAAGCATCGGTGCCGCCGCCGTCGGCTTCATCGGCTGGCTGCTGATCGACGGTGAGCAGGGGCAGCAGATCAGGGATCTCCCCTGTGAGCTTGCTGCGGTAGAGATTGAACGGCATTGGGCATCACGCCACGGTGCCCTTCAGCTTTCCGTTCTCACGTCGTTCGGTCATCCGCAGCCGATTGGAGGCAATGCGCAGTTGGGCGACTTCGACCAAGGCGGCCTGCTGATCGGTCAGGGTGACAGGCTGCGGCCGTGGTGTTTCGTTCATGGCAGTTCAGAGCCAGGGATGACCTGCTGGTAGCCGCTGAGGGCGACAGCTGTTGGCCGCTGGTAAATCTTGAACTCTTCCCAATACGCAAGAATGTCCACCCTTGAGCCGGCTGCTGTGTAATCAAGGATGCCTTGGCTAGAATCTTCTTTTGTCAATCTCACCAGGCACTCGCTAGTGTTGGTCTGACTAGATTGAATGATGACATACTTGTTTCCGCCTATTTCCGCAAGCCTTCCATCAAGCTGATTTGAGCCCAGAACCAGGTCGAACCTATTTGAAACCGTCTGATAGCTTTTGATCTTGACTACGTGTTGACCTTGAAAAACATCGACATCGAGAATACCAGTGCTAACGCGCTCGTATCCACTTCCTGAGAACACCTGCTCTGTGCTTCCAGTAAGCACTAAATCAATCTGTGACCTTCTGACTTCAGGAAAGCCTAAATACCTCCCTCCATACGCGCTTAAAAACGCTGCTACCCTTTGAATCCATTGCGGTCTATACGATGTTTGGTATATGGCTTCTACTTGTTCATTTGTAAAACCAGTAGTAAGTGGATCATAGCCGAACCACGAACCCGGATCTCCTGGAATCTCGGCCGAAGGCGGAAGTATCCCTTCATCGCTATATTTGTACCACACTTTATACACGCGAGTGCTTTGATCAAAATACGAAGCTTCGGGTTCAGCTAAAATGATTGCCGCAAGCAGACTTTTTAGTATAGTTGACTTTTGCGTGAGTTGAGTGCCAGCTACGTTATTCCATCTGCTCACCAAATTAAATCCCAATTCCCAGGCCGTTGTTACATATACAATCCGCTTATCCCCCTTATACTCCTCTGCGTCTACATTCGTCGCATAACGCGGTCTACTCCAGCGACGATCACTCGCGCCAAACATGCGAAACTGTGGCTCTGGCCGCGTAGACGGTCTCCGCTTGCTGCTTTCGCCCAGTTTTCGACGATTTTCAAGGATTCTAGCCTTTACCGCCTCCAGAATAGCAAAAGGTACTTCTTCTAGCGTGATGTTGACAGCTGGGCTCACAGTTTTGCAACAAAAGTGTGCTCATAAAGCTTTGCCTGACTTGCCGCCAGCACCACAGGCACATCGAGGATGTCCACTGAATGGGGCTTGGTGCGACCTGCCACCTTGATCACTACGGCGTCATAGGTGAACCCGGCGCCGCTGCCCTTGAACTGGCCTGCAATGGTTGGCGCCGCAAACTTGCCAGTCGTGGCGTTGTAGGTGCCGCTACCAATGGTGCCCGTGATCGGCAGATAGCCGTTGGTGGTTGGCAGCTCTGCAGCCTCCCACTCCGCCGTCGTGCTGTTGATCGTTAAGCTGCCCTTTGTGGCTGCAAAGATCTTGATCGCCTTACCAGCGAAGGCATAGGCGTAGATGAACTCAAGTTCACCGGGGGTTGCTGTTTGAGCCATGATGATCAAACAGGCTTGCGGAATCGAACGATGCCATCAGCATTCCACCGAACCGTAAACAGTGAATTAGCCGGTGTTGTTTTGGTGCCGTCGAAGTTGATTGCCGCCACTGGTGGGCTATTTGCGTCGGTGGTATTCACCAACAGCGCATGGGTTGCCGAAAGCGAGGACGATCCGGCAGTCCACTGAACGTCATCTGCATCGAATCGCGAATCAGTCGTGTTCGCCTGCGCGAAGTTCACGCCTTGAAGCGTGGCCCCACCAGTGGTGTAACCATTGCCGTTGGCCACCTCGGTGTAGGTGATCTGCGACAGCTGGGTATGCGTGGTGTTGATTGTCAACGCCGTGCACAGGATGAGCTTGTAGGTGTCGCTAGCCGCGTTGGCGCCAGACGCAAACCTGTTTATGGTGTGGTCGTAAAGCGGGATGGTCTCGGCCACGAGCGAGGGGCGGAAGCTGCCTTAGCTTTCCGGCTAAGGCCTCGGGCTTTACCGGTAGCGACGCCATCAGGACACCGTGATCGCGTAAGCGGTGGACAGATAGCTGATCAATCCCGCACGCTCAGTCGAGTTCAGTATTCTTCCAAATACAATTTCTTCGTAGATGTCACCCCTCCAGCCGCGATTAAGCGACAGATAATCACGGTCCATACCAAGGCGTATTGACGTAGTGGAAACGGTTCCCGAGCTCAGGGGAAGCCTGATAATGCAAGGGCTAGCCAGGGCTGGCAGAATGCTTGTAAAGGTGTTTGTCGAACTGTTGTTTACGTACGCTTCGCTCCACGGTCCACTCGTATAAAGGGATTGACTGCTGAACCCGCCAATAATCCAAGCGGAACCGCCACCACCTGGCCCAAATAATCCTTCAAAGTTTGCAAACTCAGTAGCCGCAAACTTGGCAACAATGTAAACCTCTGCAACGGTGAGAGTATTGGAGCCGTTTCGGTATAGGTGTACCTGGTTGGCTGTACTTGGCCATCTCATGGCAGCCTTACCATTTAGCGCCGATGACACATAGGTCGGTCTGTCTGCACTGGTGGCCTGGATCAGATCAAAACCGTTTCCACTGAGATCGGATATAGCAGAAACTTTGCCGTCAATCACTGTGACACTTGATGTTGTGCTGGGTTTCCACCAAGCAGCCGGCGAAATGGTTATGGGATATTCATCAGTGCCTAGCGATAGCGCCACAACGTCAACCACGGCAACCGGCACATCAATCACAACCGGCACATCAACGGCTGGCGCCATGGCGTAGACACTCACCGTTGCCGACGGCACGTCAATCAGGGCCGGTACTTCAATCACTGGAACCAGTGCGTCGATATTGACCATCGCGGTCGGGATACTTGCGATCACGTTGATTTCAGTTGCTGGCGCCAATGCCACAACCTCAACCACGGCCGTAGGAATCTCAACCGAATAGAACGCAGGGCTCACCACTGAATCACCTGTGACGCTGATACCGGTTTCGCTGATCACTGGTTCCAGGAACAGCTCATAGGGGTATTCCACCGTGTCGCCAGTAACACTGATGGCCGTTTCGCTGGTTACCACCTCCAGCGTTGGCCCGACGATATGGGGCTGATCCCGCCAGGAGGAGAACACGTCGACCCCGTTGGCGGGCAGCGCTGCAAAGGTCGGCCCAGGAGCAGTGGGGTCAAACCCGGCCGGGATGCTGATCGTGTTGGCCTTGGCGTAGTTGGCTTCCGTGGTGCCGTCATCGAGCTGGTTCAGGCCTGCGGGGGGCACCGGCAGCCGCACCCAGCTCACTGCTGGCGGGTTGGCCCCGTAGTAGCCGGTGACCCCAAGCAGCATCAGATCAGCCGACACCACCATGCCATCGCCATCAAAGGCATAGCTGATCGAATCGGTCAAAAACGCCGCCTCGATGCCGGCCTGACGGACATAGACAGGCGCCATCAGTAACGACGGCATCTCATCGAACCCTGTGACGATATTGCACCCATAGGCGTGGCCAATGTCTAAGGCATTTTCAAGTGCACCAAACCGATAGGCGGCACCATTGGATCCCTGCCTAAATGCGCTTACCTTTCCCTGTGCATTGACAAGATACATATCATCGGGAGAGTACGGCATGCTGTAGTTAGCTATCGATGTAGCAGTTAAGTTGGTGTACTGCTGCTCATCAAAAATAGCACGAGCTACCAACGTACGTTCTGACGTAGTAGTGTATTCCGTTGCTGGCTTATTCTTGTTGGCTGAGTCGATAACCTGTGGACTTGGCGATGTAATCGCTTCTGGCGGAGATTTCTCATTCTGAACTCTATCTGCTGCCAGCTCCTGGTCGGTAGGCTTGCTTGGTAGCGCAAGCCTACCGGTTTCATTTTGAACCTCCGTGCCTTCAAATACCAGAGCAACCGCACCCGCGGCAACCCTGGCCACGATTGTCGGGTCAACGTCAATCAACTCCTTGGCTTTACCGATGAAACCGGCGATGTCTTGCTTGCCTTCTGCGTTGACACCACGTGCCATCCATCGGCTTTTTTTTTCCTGGGGATAGTAGCGCCCCCGCGCTGGCTTTAACACTCACGGAGGTTTTATGGTGCGTTCCGAAAGAATCTGTTTTTCCCCGGACGGTTGATAACCGGCGTAGCTATACAACTGCAACCCGCCAGCGAACTGAGCTTCGCTGATGTACTGCTCCGTTGTTTCTTCAAACAGCACTGGCCCATCAGTGCCGATGTAGTATTTGTAGTAAGTGATATTTTCCGACTTCGCTCCGCCACTTGGTAACCCGCGACCATTTTCAAGGCACCACGCTACATAGGCCTGATTCACGGATGCAATGGTCGTCCATGTTGTATCTGTTTTTTTAAGCAGCACATCTCGCTGTTGCTGCTTGCCGCCGGCATCTTCGTAGAGGATAGATTCATATTCACTTCTACTGCTTGCTCGCGTCGTACTTGTCAGTGTTACCCTGCGCTTAAACTTTGGC